ATGCTAAAATAAATCAAGATGGAAAATCTAATGTAATTTATTGCATACATTATAATTATTCAGGTGTCAATGATGATGATAATTCAAAACAATATTCAATTAATAATATTGTTCATTTAGATGCACCGAGTGATGATTTTATAGAATATGATAATATTACTAAAGAACAAGTAATTCAATGGATTGAGGCAAAAATTAATGTTGAAGATTTTAAAAATGCTATTGACAAAGAAATTGAAAAGCAAATCAATCCAACTGATATTCATTTACACCCTAACTGGGATAATCAAAATATAAATATTTAATTATATAAAAATGGCAAAACTAGAAAAAGAAAAATTAGAAAAACTACAATCATTTGTAAACAACAAAAATGCAATTATTAATGAAGTAGGTGCTAGAACTGTTGCTTATAATTTAATTTACAAACTACAAGAACAATTAGAAAAACTTGAAGTTGAGCAAAAAGAGTTTACAGATGAAATTGAAAAAGAGCATGGACCATGTTCAATTAATATTACTGATGGTGAGATAACACCAATAGAGAAGAAAGAGGAGTAATGCCAGTCAATGGTACTCAATTACTATTATATAAAGACCAAACAGCAATAGGTTATTCAAGAGAAACTATTGTTAAATTTGATGTAGATTTACCTGATACCACTACAAAAGACAGTAATGGTTGGAAAGAAATAATCCCTTTAGTTAGAGGTGGTACAATACAAGCAAATGGTTTAACTGCTTATGACAGTAGTTTAAATTTCACACAGTTTGCTGATGCTTTAATAGGTAAAACAAAACAAACATTTTATTTTAAAGAAGCCACAGACCCAGCTTTTGTTGTAAGAGGAGAGGGGTATATTACAAGTGTTGATGAGGTTGGAGATACCGATAGCATAACTGAGTTTAATTTAGAAATAAAGTTAACTGGTGTGTTTACTGCTGGAGATGAAAGAAACTGGGAAAACATATTCGAGTTCTGGGAGGACATAGCTACAAACTGGGAAAACACATAAATTAATTATTTGTATATTTACAAAAAATTTAAAACATAAATAAATGGCTACAACTGGAGTATTTAATGGTACTAATTTAATTTTAAAGTTTCACTCAACAGATGGTTCTGAAATTGCTGTAGGTCACTCGACTTCTTCTACATTAAGTTTATCAGCAGATTTACCTGATGCAACTACAAAAGATTCAAGTGGTTATAATGAAGTTATAGCTGGTACAAGAACTGGAGAAATTTCTTTTGAGGGATTAATTGCTTATGATGATTCAAACAATGCGATTGAAGCCGCAGATTACCTACTTGCTAGAACAAAAGTGTATTGGGAATTTGGTACTGCTGCCTCAGGTGATGATGTTTATTCAGGTGCTGGGTATTTGAATAGTGTTGAAATGAGTGCTGAAATGGAATCACCAGCATCTTATTCAGGTTCAATTACTGTAACTGGTGCTATTAGCAAAGCAACTAACCCATAATTAAATTAGGTTAAATATATAAATTAAGCCACTTTGTATTAACTTAGTGGCTTTAAATATATAGTATTATGGCAAACAAGAAAAGAGGTTACTACACTTTAAAACTAGGTAACAAAAACAGAACTTTACATTTTTCAATGAATTTTTGGGCTAATCTAACTGATATTTTAGGTGTCAGTTTAGAAGAAATGGCTAATATATTCTCTGATGGTGTAAGTTTAAAAAACATTAGAGCAATTATTTATTCTGCTTTATTGGCAAATGACCAAGAACAAGGCAACGAAGTTGATTATAATGAATTTACTGTTGGTGTTTGGTTAGAGGATATAGATAGTGAAAAACTAACTGATATGATTAATGCTATGATGGAAAGTAGAATATTAGGAAATGATTTAAATTCAGGATTAGCTAGAAATGTTAAAAACACTACCAAAAAGGGAAAGTAAATAGCCAACTTGATTTTGACTCTTTATTAGATTTCTACGTTGGTCAGGTTGGCATAAATCCAAATGACTTTTGGTTTAACACATGGAAAGAAAACCACCTACTAGGAGAGTCATATTTAATTAAACAAAATTTAGAGTGGGAAAGAATACGTTATTTAAGTGCTATGTTATTCAACGTTAATTGCACAAAACGTAGTCAAATGATTTCACCTGAAAAACTATTCCCGTTACCACAAGACATTTATTTAGAAAAAGGCAAACCAAAAAGCACACCAGAACAATTCGAAGAATTTAGAAAAAGGGTAAGTAAAATGAATTTTAAACCACTAGATTAATATTTATTAAATTTGTAAAAATCTTTACCCTATGCCAGAACAAAATGTTAGAATTAATTTTATTGCAAATGTTAAGCAATTAAAAACAAGTTTAAAAACTGCTGGAGACAACCTTAAAAGCTTTGGCAAAGAAGCTGGTAAAATAGGAAAAACTTTATCTACTAGGTTATCAGCACCACTTGCTCTAGCTGGTGGTATGGCTTTAAAACAAGCTGCTAATTTTGAGAAGTTACAAACTACATTAAATGTATTGACTGGAAGTGCAGAGGAGGGTGCTAAAGCATTTGAAAGGTTAGTTCAGTTTTCAGCTAAAACACCATTTCAATTAGATGAGTTAGTTAAAGCTAATAATACAATGATGGGTTTTGGTTTAAGTGCAGAAGATGCTTATAACTCATTACAACAATTAGGTGATATTGCGGCAGTTGCTGGTGGTGATTTAAATAGAATAGCAGTTGCCTTTGGTCAAAGTGCTGCTGAGGGCAGAGTAATGACAAGGGATATTTTACAGTTTATTAATAATGGAGTACCAATGTATGAGTTATTAGCTGATGTAACTGGTAAAACTGCTGGAGAGGTAAGACAATTAGCTAGTGAGGGTAAAATAACATTTGAGGTATTACAAGCTGCATTTGAAAGAAGTACACAAGAGGGGGGTAAATTCCATAATGGTATGAAAACTTTAAGTGGTACTTTAAATGGTTTATTCAGTACACTAAAAGATAACGTAAATATTGCTTTTGCTGAATTAGGACAAGAGATTGCTAAGGCATTTAACCTTAGTGAAAACATACCTAAGATTACAAAGTTTATTGGCGATTTAGTTAAAAAATTTAAAGAATTACACCCAAACACAAAAAGAGCAATAATTGTTATTGGAACTTTGGCAACTATTTTGCCACCATTAATTTTAGCTTTTCAAACGTTATATCCTGCGATAGTTTCAATTGCTGGTGGTTTTAAACTTTTAACAACTGCTATTGCTACAAATCCAATTGGTGTTGTTATAGTGTCTATAATTGCTTTAAAACATGGTATTGATGGTTTAAATGAAAGTTTAGGTGTTGCAAATAGTAAGTGGCAAACATTTAAAAATTTATTAAAATCAGGCGGTAATGCTGCACAATTTGCGGCACTACAATTAAAGACTGGAACTAAGGTAAAAAAAGAAGATGCAAGTGCTACTGATACTTTAGCTGACAGTATTAAAAATGTAAATAGTGTTATAACAAAAGGTATCAGTCAAGTTAGTACACAACCACTTAATTTAGGCATTGATGAGAAAGAGGTTGAAAGAACAAAAATATTAGGTGAAAAAGCAGTAATGCACCGAAAAAATATGCTTGATGAAACTTTTGCAGTAACTGAAGAAGCACAAGGTAGATTGGGAAAAGTTTCTAGTAAATTAGCTGGTATATTTGATAAACCATTAGAGCATAATACAAGAGCTTTAGACAACTTTAATAATCGTATGGAAGCGATTAATGAAAGGACAAGACAAATTGTTCAGGCACAATCTGAAATCGTAAGTTATGGTTTACAAGATATGGCAGTTGGTATTGGAGAGGCACTTGGGCAAGCCATAGCTGAGGGTGGAAATTTAGCTGGTAAACTAGGTTCTGTTTTATTGGGTGGAATTGGTAGTATGGCGATACAATTAGGTAAATTAGCAATACAAATTGGTATTGGTATAAAAGCAATAAAAAAAGCATTTGAATCATTAAATCCAGTTGTTGCTATTGCTGCTGGTATTGCATTAATTGCTTTAGGAAGTATGTTTAAAAGTAAAGCAGCTAAAATTGGTGGTGGTGGTGGTGTTAAAAAATTTGCTAAAGGTGGAATTGTTAGCACTCCAACACTTGGTCTTTTCGGTGAGTATCCAGGAGCAAGAAGTAATCCAGAGGTGGTAGCACCACTTGACAAATTAAAGGGAATGATTGGAAATAATGGTAGTGGTGGTAGAGTTGAAGTGGGTGGACAATTTGTGTTAAAAGGACAAGATTTAGTGGTTGCACTACAAAGAGCAGAACGTAACAGAGATAGAATTTTATAATGGCTTACGGAGTAAAATTTAGGTTAGAATTTTCTGATGACAATTTAAAAGGTAAAAAAATTGAAATCTTACAAGATGGATATAC